GTAGCATGAAAGCCAAGATGATGGGCTTACCAGATCCTAAAGACTTCGACGTTAACGATTTACCATTCCCACAACCAGGACAAAGATCAGACATTATGCCTCGTGATCCAGGCTTTGGTGTCAATATGCCTAAACGTCCTCCTATCATGCCTGGGGCTATGCCACCAATAGGTATGAAAGAAGGTGGTGAAGCAAAAAAATATCCAAACGCAGGTCTAGCAGCCCTAGCTAAAGAACGACCAGATGTTGTCGAGCGTATGGGTTATGCTCCTGGTGGTGAAGTTACCCCAGGTTTTTTTGGTGATCCAAAAGCACGTAACCTTTACAAGGGACTAATCGAGCAAGGCTTTTCACCAGAGGAAGCTGAAAGAATAGCTAATAACAGACTTAAAGAAGCCAATATGAAGAAAATCTTTGATAGATCAGAGGCGGAAGCACAAAAACGTATGGACAAGAGTAATATGAAAAACCTTAAAATGCTTGGCCGTCTTGGTAGAGTTGGTGTGGGCGGTATCGCAGGCTTAGGTCTATTAGCACTTGATCCTGATGTCAGAGCAGCAGTAGGTCGTTTTCCTCAGTATCAAGATCCTTTTTACTCTGGGGTACCTTACAATATTGGTAAATACACTCCTGATATGTATCAACTACATAACTTCCTAACAGCAGAAGTCGCTGGCATGCCAGATAAAGTATTTAGCTTACAAGAGTTAAAAGAGAGTATGGAAGCAGCAGTTGCAGCTGGTGAGCCGACATTCAAATACAGATATAAACCTTATAATACAAAAGAAGTACAAGACTTTTTTGACAATCAGTAACATGAATGGCTACCAAAGAGAAACCACAATCCAAACTAGGTCAAACTCTAGAAAAGCGTCGTTCTGAACGTGCTGAAGCAATAGCACCAGTTCAGGAAAAAATAGATCGCATTACCCAACTAATCAAAGAGGGCGACACTCGCCAAGCTTATCGTGTCTTTGAAGAACTACCCATCCTTGACCAATTAGCTATATCTTTAACACCAGGCATAGGTGATGCTTTGGCTGTCTTTGAAACTGGCGAGTTTAGCACTAGAGCGGGTGAGCGTTTTGAGCAAGACGATACTTTAGGGGGACTTGGTAATGTTGCTTTGTCAGGGTTATCAGCTGCTTCAACCATACCATTTATAGGTGCAATACCAACAGTTGCTAAGACATTAACTAGAGTGGGTAAAGTAGCTGACGATATTCCAGGTGGTAGTGTGTCAGGGCCAACAGAGTTGCCACGTAACGAGTATCCAGGCACCAGACCTGAACAAGATGGTGTCACCTATCAGGGTCTTGCGTCACCACACGTTGATACTTTACGAAGTCTCGACCCACAAAAGAAGTATAAGTTACAAGACCTAGTAGAAGAGATCATTAGAAAGACACCAGGCAAAACGGGCGAACTAAGAGGGCTCAAAGTTATTGAAGACATGAAGCCAACCGAAACAGGGCGTGGCCAGACCCCAGTTTTAACAACTGAGGTGCAGAAGTTTTTTCCTAATCTTGATGAGGTCACACCAGCAGGTTTGGAACTGTTTATGCGTCCTAAATTAACTACTGCCCTTGAAGTGCGTCGATCACCAGAGGTGATTAATAATAGAGCTGGTCTAAGGACTGAGGATTCAGAAGAGTTTTTATATTTCGTTGATGATGTCAATATGCGTAATTATTACGGCGACCATACCTCAGAGATGAGAAGGACTGGTGCTTTAGATGCGCCAGATAGTACCGTAGCTTTTAGCTCAATCAAGACTAGAATGAATAATGCTCTTCAGGGTATAAAAGACGAGGAGATATCTAAATTAGGGTATGATAAAATAAAAGAATTACGAGCAGACAGAAAAGAAACTATCTTAAACGCAGCTCAGTCAGACTACGCAGAATTTTTAGGCAAACAACAAAGGCGACGAAAAGAGTTGGGATTTAAAAACACTAATCCTTTTGTCAAGCCAGAAGTGACGATCCCCGACAATGTTAAAGAACTATCTGATGAGCTTACAGAACTTGCAACGCAACAAAACAAAATTGCAGATGAGTTTAACCAAGCTGATGATTTAGACTTTCTATTCGAGGCAGATACTGGCTTGCCTAAATCACGTGTAACCCCTCCGAAGATGCGCAGTTATGATGCCCTAGCAAAAGAGGGTAATAAAATTAGCAGACAAATTGATACCGTACTTGAGAAAATTAGAAGTGGTTTAGCACAAACCAACCCTGAGTTGCATGCTGAAGGTTATTTTAAATCATTCGACCTTGATAAATTTCTTGATATTGCCAATCTGCCTCCTGCTAAACGCAAGGTTTTTGACCGTAATTTACATTATGGCGTGCCAACCAAAGATACTGGTATTCAAGCTAGTGTGCCACTAGACCCAGAATATTATGGTGGCTTTCCAGCTGAAAGCTTTAAATTATTTAAGAAAATAGATGTGGATTCTATTGATGACAAAATTAAAGAGCTTAACCTTGAAGATAGTGATTTAGTGTTTAAAAAGGATATGTACCAGAAAGGCAACCAATCAGACTTTTGGAAGTTTGTTATAAGGGACAAAGTCAATAGAGTTGCCCAAACTACTGATAGTGACGTTCTGACAATACCTTTAAACCAAATTAGAGCAAGTGGCGAGATCGGTGGTGCCAGAGGTGCTTCTAGTATAAGAAATATCATTAGGGGCTATATAGACCAAGGCAAAGAGTTGAAAAAAATTGCTAAAGAACTTGGCTTGCCAGAGGGCTCAGTACGAGAAGTAAAGACTGGTGAAGTAGAACCATTCAGAGTAAAAAATCCTGATTATGATCCAGACGTTTACAACATACTTGAAGACTATGCAGATGGGCCTTTACGAAAAGAAAACATGCCTGATTTCTTACAACCTGTAGAGCTTAATAGATTTGAAATAGATTTAGATCCAGTCCGTGAAGCACTAGCTGAGGGTAAAAAAATCTATAATATGAAAAAAGGAGGCCCAGTAGGATTACAGTCTATAATAGATAATTTATGACAATGCAAAGCTTATCAGATGCCGAGCTTAGAGAGGCGCTGCTATTAAAAGAACGACTAGAGTTGTTAAAAAAACAAGAAACCTGCCAAGAAGGTTTTATGGATTTTATCGAACACATCTGGCCTGAGTTCATCTGTGGCCGACATCACAAAATATTCGCACAAAAACTAGAAGATATTGCGACAGGCAAGATCAATCGTCTGATTGTCAATATGCCACCTCGACACACCAAGTCAGAGTTTGCCTCAACATATTTTCCTGCGTGGGTGATGGGACGCTTTCCAAACAAGAAGATTATGCAGACGACCCATACGGGTGAACTAGCTGTCAGGTTTGGCCGTAAGGTCAGAAACTTAATGGATACCGAAGAGTATTCTGCTGTGTTTCCTGATGTGACTCTGTCGGCAGACTCAAAGTCAGCAGGCCGTTGGGAAACTAATAAAGGGGGCGAATACTTTGCTGCTGGTGTTGGCGGAGCAATTACAGGTCGTGGTGCGGACTTACTCATAATCGATGATCCACATTCAGAGCAAGATGCCTTAAGTATGACCGCTATGGAAGGAGCGTGGGAGTGGTACACTTCTGGCCCTCGACAACGTTTGCAACCGAAAGGAGCTATTGTTTTGGTTATGACACGTTGGAGCCAGATAGATCTTACGCAAAGATTGTTAGATCAACAAAAAGAACCTTTAGCTGATCAATGGGAAGTAATTGAGTTTCCTGCTATCTTCCCAGATACTGAGAAACCTTTATGGCCAGAGTTCTGGTCTTTAGATGAATTGTTAAAAGTCAAAGCTTCTTTGCCAGGTATCAAATGGAATGCCCAATGGATGCAAACCCCAACTGCGGAAGAAGGCTCAATTATCAAGCGTGAGTGGTGGAACGAGTGGGAGCATGAAAGTATGCCTGCTGTTCAGTATATAATACAGTCATATGATACAGCGTTTAGTAAAAAACAAACAGCCGACTTTAGTGCCATATCTACTTGGGGTGTTTTTAGGCCATCTGATGATGCGCCCGATTCTATTATTTTACTTGACTGTCAAAAAGGTCGTTGGGACTTTCCTGACCTCAAAAAGATAGCGATGGATGAATACAAGTATTGGGAACCTGATATGGTCTTGATTGAAGCTAAAGCTTCAGGTACACCTTTGACACACGAACTGCGTCGTCTTGGCATTCCTGTTGTCAACTACTCACCATCTCGTGGACAGGACAAACATTCCCGTATGCACTCAGTAGCCCCGATATTTGAATCAGGGTTAGTATGGGCACCAAAGAAACAATTTGCTGATGACATGATAGAAGAATGTGCTTCATTTCCGTTTTCTGCACACGACGACCTCTGTGATACAATGACTCAAGCCTTGATGCGTTTCCGTGAAGGTGGTCTTGTGTCACTAGGAACAGACTACGAAGATGAAGACAAAGCACCAATAAAGAGGGTATATTATTAACATGTTAAACTTTTACATGACCGAATACGAATACGAGGGCAAGATAAAAGACGGGCCTCTAATTATGGCTCGTTCATTAGAGGTTGCTAATATACAGGCAAAAGAACTAAAATTAACATTAGTTGGCGAGATGTTTCCGTATATGGATATAGCTGACTTAGAAGAAACGCAGGTACATTAATGATAGAAAGACAAGACGGCACTCCAATCGTTCCAAGCAGTCCAGAAGAAAAAGAATTTTTAGAAGATGTTGAACTAGTGGGCACACCCGATGAGGAAGGCTTCACTATGATGGAGGACGGAAGCGCTGTTTTGGGTGATGAAGCTGAAGAAGAACTCGCTATGGGTTTTGATGATAACTTGGCAGAATTTATTGATGAATCTGAACTCAACAAGATAGCCTCAGATCTGATTGCAGGTATTGAAGCTGATAAATCCAGTCGAGAAGATTGGGAAAAAACCTATAAAGATGGCCTTAAATATTTAGGCATGAAGTTTGACGAAGATCGAAGTGAACCATTTGAGGGTGCTTCAGGTGTCATCCATCCATTATTGGGTGAAGCTGTAACTTCTTTTCAAGCACAAGCCTACAAAGAACTACTGCCAGCAGGTGGCCCTGTTAAAACACAAGTATTAGGCAACTACGATTCCAATGTTGAGTTGCAAGCGCAACGAGTCAAAGAGTTTATGAACTATCAGATCGTTCATAAGATGGAAGAATACGATCAAGAGCTTGATCAGTTGTTGTTTTACCTACCATTAGCAGGTTCCGCATTCAAAAAGATATATTACGATGAAAGTTTAGGCCGTGCTGTATCAAAATTTGTTGCCCCAGAAGATTTGATTGTGCCATATTACACAACAGATCTAGAATCCTGTGGCCGTATCACAAATATTGTTAAATTATCTGAAAATGAGGTTAAAAAACTACAGAATGTTGGTTTTTATCGTGATGTTTCTATTGAACTCGGTGATAATCCACAAGAATTAAGTCAAATAGACGAAGAATTAGACAAACTTACAGGTATGCAACCAAGCTACGACGATGGTGAAGTTGCTGTTTTGTATGAAATACATGCAAATCTAGATATACCAGGCTTTGAGGATATGGGAGTGAATGGCCCAACAGGGGTAAAACTACCATATATTGTTACAATTGACTCAAACTCTAATCAAGTACTTTCAATTAGAAGAAACTACAGAGAAGATGATCCTCTTAAAAATAAAACTGAATATTTTGTACATTTCAAATTTTTGCCAGGCTTAGGCTTTTATGGTTTTGGCCTAACACATATGATTGGTGGACTTTCAAAGGCATCTACATCCATTATGAGGCAATTGATTGATGCAGGTACCCTTGCAAACCTACCTGCTGGGTTTAAGACAAGAGGTATTAGGATAAGGGACGAAGATACACCCTTACAGCCTGGAGAGTTCAGAGATGTGGATGCCCCTGGTGGTTCTCTAAGAGAATCAATACAACCATTACCATTTAAAGAGCCGAGTGCAACTCTGCTTAATTTACTTGGGATCTTGGTTGATTCAGGAAAAACATTTGCATCTATCGCAGAAATTAATACAGGCCAAGGCAATACACAAGCACCCGTAGGAACCACTATGGCTCTATTAGAGCGATCAACTAAAGTGCTATCAGCAATACACAAAAGGTTGCACAATGCGCAACGCAAAGAATTTAAAATTTTATCGAGTGTCTTTCAAGAGTATTTACCTAACGAATACCCATACATGACACCAGAAGGCAATCAAGAAGTAGGTGCTCAAGACTTTAATGACAGAGTAGATATCATACCTGTCTCAAATCCAGATATATTTAGTACTGCACAACGCATAGCTATGGCACAAGAAATGATGCAGTTAGTTAATTCAAACCCAGACATTCATGGGCCTGATGGTATATATGAGTCCTATCGTAGAATGTATGCAGCTATTGGTGTTGAGAATCCAGATCAATTATTAGTGCCACCGCCAACGACAGAACCTATGCCGATAGAAGCTGGTATGGAAAATAATACTTTGTTGTTAGGTCAGCCAGCGCAAGCATTTCCAGAACAAAATCACGATGCGCATATTGCTATACATATGAGTTTGTTAAGCACCCCAGTTGTACAATCAAATGCAGCGGTACAAGCTATGATACATTCACACATCATGCAACACTTGCAAATGAAAGCTGACAATATGGCACTAGAGCAAATGCCACCTGAAATGCGTCAGCAATATGATCAAATGGAAGCACAACTACAACAAATGCCAGAACAACAACAAATAGAAGTACAAACACAAATGCAGTCACTTGTCGCACAATTCTCTGCTCCAATCTTAGCTGAACTAGTTGCAGAATATACTGAAAAAGTATCAGCTCCTGCTGACGAAGATCCTTTAGTAGCAATCAGAAGACAAGAGCTTGCTCTGAAAGGTCAAGAGTTAAATCAGGAAGCAGCTCAGTTTGCTGCTGATCAAAAACGTAGAGCAGAAGAAGCACGACGAGAAGATCAGATTGATGTACAAAGAATACAGAGCCAACAACAGATTGCTGATGAAAAAGCAGATCTAACACGTGAGCGTATGGAAATGCAAAAAGAATTAAAAATACAAGATTTGATTCAAAAGTATAAAAGATAACTTATAATACAAAAATAATGAAAGCACAAAATAAACAAAGCTACAGTAACAAAGGTAGCGTTTCTCTTAG